CTCTGTTGGTTATCGAACGATCTGTTGGAGAATCACAGTTCAGTGCCTTTCCCTTCTTCGTCCGTCGCGCTTTCTTACCCACCCCAGCCCCCGCCGCCCGCCCTGCCGGGGATTTCCGCTTCGAGAGCCTGTCAAGAATCACATGCTGAATCCACAGCGGCGGAGACTGTTCGCTAGTCTCCCACGCTTGCAGCGTCCGCACGCTCAGATCCCGGAAGCACGCTGCCGCCTGCGACTGGCTGAGTCCGCAGGCGGCGCGTTGCGCTTTCAGTTCGCGACCAAAGTTCGTCATAGCTTTTGGTATTCGTGCCAGGTTTCGCCGCGCGCTTCGTTTGTGCAAACCCGGATTGCGCTGTGTCGCTTGCTGCCGGGAGTTGCGACCCACTCGCCGCGCACCGTCTGCGACGGCTGCGCGAGCACGAGCAAAGCGGCAAACTTGATCCACGTCCGAGGGTGGCCGGCATCCCACACGATGCGGGCTCGACCGTCTTTGATTTCGATCACCGTGCCCTTGCGGCCTCCGGTGTAGTCGCTGGCGATGCGTTCGATTTTGGTTCCGATTTGGATTTGGTTCGTTGTCATGTCTCTTCTATACGTGACTCCGGTATAGCTGGCAAGCGGAAAGTGAAGAAAGTTTGAAGATTCTTTTTGGAACTCCGCCCACTCCCCGCCGGGTCTTTCGTGCGAGCGGCGCGGGGCTGTAATCCGAACGGCACTGAACCAAGCGCTGGACGCGAATCCGTGGCAGCCCCGACGCGCGGCTCCGTGATCGCAGTTAGCACGCTGCGTGCGGCCCGGCACTCACGACAACAGCAGTAGTATTCGTGCGGCGATGGCATTCTATGCTCCTTCGTTGTTGCGCCGCTTGGCTGCCCCGGATCGGTCAGCTTCATCGTTATCCCTTGGCGGTTCCGAAGCGGCGGTTTCTCTCACCGGCTCCGCACCCCCGCCGCCCGCTCGGAACAGAACGCCCTGGGCAAGCTCCGTGCGGATGCGCTGCACGGCGATTGCAAAGTGGGCTGGGTCTTTTTCGACGCCCACGAATCGCCGCCCGTCTCGGATGCACGCGATGCCCGTCGTGCCGCTGCCCATGTAGGGGTCGAGCACCGTTGCTCCTTCGACGAGCGAGAGCATCCATTGCATCAGCGACACCGGCTTTTGCGTCGGGTGCAGGATCGGGTCGCTGTTTTCCGCGTGGCGGCAGAGGCCGCGCCACACCAGCCGGAAAGTTTGCGCGTTCATCTTCCGAGAGCACCAGATGATGTCCGCGTCGGCGAAGCTCGTGCGTTTGTAGTCCCCGCGCTTGTCCCACGAGTGCAGCGATCCGCCAGCCGGAAGCCGGTCGTAGTAGTGTTGCGCCCCGCTGAACGCACACGGCCACTGAACCCACCGCGCCACGTCGAACGGCTCATCGTCGTGCATCACGGTTTCCCGCGTGCGCTCGCCCCGGCCGCTGCCTTTGGAGTGGATTCCGGTTCGGTGCGTTGTGCCCGGCGAGCCGACGTATTTGCAGCCGTAGGGCGGGTCACTCACGACGCAATCGAAGCTCGGCAGTTTGATCTCGCGGCAGTCCGCGAGAATCAAAGTCACGCCTTCGGCCTCGAATTTACGAAGTCCCCCCACTCCCACCAGACCGCTGCTTCCATTGCATTTTGCGCGCCCGCTAAGTTCAACCGCCAGGGGATAACCAATCGCTGAAACGGACGCCTCTCCGCTGCGGTTGTTTGCGCTCCCGCCGCTGGCCTCCGCTTCCGGTAAGTGAACGCGCTCCATGCTCATAACGGCGATTTGTCTCCAGCTTCGTCAACGCTCGGCTCACTGCGCCGTTTAGCTCCGTCGTTCGGCCAATACATCCGCGACTCCTTGCCCCAGATGTCTAGCCCCACCGCGAAGCAGAGCCAGATGAGACGGATCACTCGCGGATTCATGGCGTCGGGCGTTTGCGTGTGGAGGCGTGGCAGCCAGAACCACCACACAAAGTTGAAGCGGGATCGGTATGGTGGATCGGGTTCAGCATATCCTCTTGGAGCGATGATCCAATGAGGCCGAACAAGGCGCTGCTGGACAACAGCCGGAGTGGTGGAGTTTTTCATGGTGTCGGTGTCTGGTTACGCTCCGGCTGTGCCAGAGCTAGGCGGTTCGGCGCAATGAGACGCACAGTGATTTCGACGCGGTGTCCCGTGCCGCCGCCACTCATCGGGCAGCCGGGGATTACTTGCTCGATCAGGTCTTCGATGGAGATTTCCCCACCTTCTGTTTTCACGCTGATTGCAGGGGAGCAGTAGCCCCCTTCCTCCTCCCATATCGTGAGTTCACCAAACGCCGAACCAGTCACTGGAGGAGACGCTTCTCCGCTGGGGTTGGTAGTCTCGGCGTTGCTGTCGGCGGTTGGTTTTGGATTCATTGGTTCAGTTCTCATATTGGTTACTTGTCTCAGGTTTCGGTGGGGCGCGGCTCCCGGCGCTCCTCAGTTCCATCGCTAGCTGAACCCGCGCCGCTCTTCGCTTCACCCGTCTCGTCAGCACTCCCATCCGCAGCCGCCCGCCCTGCCGCTTCGAGCACGAGCGCCACCTTGTAATTCGGCTCCCAAACGACGTTTTCCTTGTTCAGCGCGTTGAACTTTTCGAGAGCTTCAGTCAGTTCCTTTTCTCCGTGAAGTGAGTCGGGATCGAAGTCCTCGTAAGCGTCACTCGTCGCACCCTCGATGATGGAGCCGTAATCGAGATGGCAGACAGGGCGCTCCGAGCAGGTCCAGACGTATTCCGGCGGGTCGGATTCGTCGTAGTCGAGCAGTTCCAGCAGCTCGTCGAGGTTTCTTCCGTAGCGGTCGCTGTGTGGCGCGCAGACTGGCCCGCTCCATTCCTTCACCTTTTCCGCAGCATCGAATCGGGATCGCTCGCGGGCGATGTCTTTCTTGCGGCGGCACTCATCGCAGACCGTGTAGGGTTGCGGGCATTCAGCGCCGCAATCGCAGACGCGCGGCAGGCAGCACTCATCCGCCAGTTGTTTCGTTCGATGCACGACGCTGCACTTCTCGCAGTGGTAGATGCCGCACGGCTTTCCGTTGGAGTGGTAGAGTTCGATGGCGTTCATGAATGTTAGTTGGTTGGGCGTGAAAACTCCGCCCGCTCCCCACCGGGCTTTCTCTGCGACTCACGCGCGGCTCTTACTCGGGGTTCGCAGACCCGCGCGCTGCTAGTGCGCTCACTCATGCGGACTTCCTCCCCCTTCTTTGACCTAGTCGAAGCGTAAGGAACTTCGCCCGCGTTGCGCCGTTCGGCATTTCGGCCCTCGTGCGTTCACCCTGGTCGAGCAGCTCACCAAGAGCCGTTCCTTCCTCGCGCAGGATGCGCATCCACTCCGCTCCGCTTTGCTTGGCCTCCTCGACCATCTGTGCCGGGCCGATGAACTTTGCCAGCCTGCGCCCCAAAGCGGTCTGCGCGAACTCTTCCGGGGAACGAGCGAAGCTCGTTTCCCTACCGCTCGCCAGAGCCCGATTCCCATTCGGCGGCGCACCCGGCTCGCGCGCGGATTCGGGAGCTTTGCTCTCCTTCTTCTCTGCTCTCACTGGAATGTCGGGCACGACAAACAAGTCCGGCTCCGCTTTCGGAATCGCCAGGGGCATCTGCACGGGCGGACCAAGCGCAGCCTCGGCCTTGTGACCTTTGCAATAAGCGAGCCGGTCGGGCACCTCGATCCATTCCCGGTCGGATGAGGTAGCAAGGAAAAGGCACCCGCGGGCTCGCAACTCGCCGAGGCTTCGGTTTATTCTCTCCTCGGACCAGCGTCGAAAGCGGTTCGGATCTTTGATGCACTGCCGCACGCTGAAAGCGTGGTTCACGGGACTCACCTCGATCCGCCAGTCGCGGTTCGAGGCTTCACAGATGATTTTGAAAATGGCGATGGCGTCCTCGCTGCAGCCGTTCAGCACGGGGTCACGCAGCCACACGGCTCCGGGGCATGTGTAAAAAGGCCGCTCACTCATAGCTGGCTCGGGCCTCCATTCCATTCCCACAGCCCGAGTGAGCCTTTCGCCGGGATCGGCGTCGGCAACTGCCGGGCCTCGCTCAGCCCCAACGCGAAACGGCCGGGCGTGAAATCCCCGAACTGGAATTGGGCAAGGAGCATGTCCGTTGCGCCGAGCTGCAGCAGATCGAGCTGATCCGTCAGCGACTCGGTCGCCGTGCAGCAAACCAGCTCGCACGTCGCCAGCACCATTCCGCGCGGCAGCGGCCCGCGCACATTGCGCAGCGCGTAGCGAAACGCCGGCGTTTCCGCCAGCGCGCGGTTCGCGCGCGGATAAGCCGCCGAGGCATGGATCGCCAGCGGGCCGCGATAATGCGTCCGCCCGCTCCGCGTCTCGAAGCGCTTGATCCCGATCGCCACGAGCGACGCCCAAGGCTGCATGATCGTGATCGCCTTCATCGTGCCTCCTCCGGCTCAGGAATCTTCCCGAGCCACGTCAGCGCCTCGATGGATTTCGCGGTGATGTTTGGGATGCACTTGCCCTGCCACGGGTCCAGCAGCGAGATCCGGAGGAAAGGAGCCTGGCCATCGCAGTGCGCGATCAGCCGCCCGGCGTGCGCGCAGCGCACCCAGCAAAGACCCGGCCCCGCCGGCGGCGCACCGCATCCCGGCTCCACGGCGTTCGCCCTGGCCTTTTTGCGCGCGAGTTTCATCAGCATCTTTCCTCCGGCGAAAGGCATGGCAGACCCACAAACTCAAAGACCTCCCGCTCGCTCGCCACCGCATGCACGCGGCCGTGGTCCGGTCCGCCCACGCGGGTAAAGCCCTCGCCATACGGACGCCACTTCCACCCGCGCTCCCGCGCCGCGTTGCAGATCGCGATGTTACTCCGCGATCCACCCGTCCGGCAGACCACGTAGTTCCACCAGTTCGCGGCCGTCGCGGCAAAAAGGTCCACCGGGATCCCGCTCTCCACATGCACCGCGAGCTTGTTCTTCGCTCCCCAGGACGCCGTCCCTTTCACACTCAGCCGGCGCGCGATGATGCCCTCAGCGATCAACTGCTCCAAAGCCTCGTCCACCATCGAGACCATCGGCGGCGGAGCCAGCAGATCGCCGCGAAAGCCTTCCTTCATCCGCGGGATAAAGAGCAGCTCCACATCGCCGACCATCGCCTTCCTCCTCCGCAGCGAGCCCGCGATCAGCACCCGCTCGGCGCACGGCGACACATGTGCCAGCAGCTCCCGTGCGACCTCGATCGCCGCCGCCCGCGCAAACTTCACCGGCGCCGCCGACTCCGCCAGCAGCGCGTGATGCTCCGCCGTCTCATGCGTTGGGGCACACTCGGCCATCACGAGAGCGAGTAAGTTCCCGAGGGGCGGCCCGGCGCGTTCAGCCGCTTCACGCGGTCGCGCGCCTGCTCCCCGGTGAGATTGAGCGCCGCGAGCGTTTCCGCGCCGTCGGCGTGCGCAATCACCGCATAGCGGCCCGGGACGGGCAGTCGGCTCGTTTTGCCGTGGAGGGTGATCTCCATGAATGCCCCCGCCAGTTCGCGCGTCTCATAACGCACCGCCCGGCCCGCGCGCAGCAGCGCCAGGCACTTATCCGCCGGCAGGTTCGCGGGAAAAGGATGGGAGAGAGATTCCGGGTCGGACTGCGGAAGAGGGATGGGTCGGATGGGTTGGTCGGGCATGGGGCGGGATTGACGGCGGGTTAAGTCATTGGGGGAGCCGGGCAAGTTCGCGCCCGCCCGGCTCCGGTCTATGTTCACTATGGAAAGAACAAGTCGGGCACTGCCCGCGGGCAAGTCAGTCGATGGGTGCGGGTTCGTTTCTAGGTGAAGGGTTGGAAGGCATCGGACGCGCGCGGCTAGTCTCCTTCTCGGCCCGCCACGCTCTGGCTTGGAGGCGCAGCGTAATCCATTCGATAAGTCTAAATGTGACGGCGTAGGTAATCCGATAGAACCACCGCCCCACCGCGTTTTCGGTGTAGATCGCTCGCGAGCGCCAGCGCCCATGAAAGACCATGAGCTTCACCCAAAGCGGCTCAACCCGCTTCATGCTTCCTCCTCGGCTGTTGGGATGCTGGCTAGAAAGGCGGCGGCTTCCGTGGCCGGCGCGATCGCGCATTGCTTTGCGGGCACGGTGCGGATGCGTCCGCTGTCCATCCCTACTTTCGTCACGAAGCCTCGCGACATCACACACATCATGCACGGGCAGCGGAAGCGCGCGGCGACCTCGCGGTTGTGGGTCAGCAGCAGCACCGGCTGCGCCCGCACCCAGCGTTGCCACGGGCTTTCCGTGCGCAGTGCCGTGGCCACGCACAGGCTCACCTGCCCGGTGGCCGGTTCCCGCAGCACCTTTCCCGCCCAGGTGTCCGTGAGATTTCTGCCGATCGTCACCCGCCGGGCATTGATCCGCGTGCGGACTTTCCCTATCAGAGCCTGCAGCGCAGTCCAGGCAATCGCCCCGGCCGCCGCCGCGAAGATCAGCAATAGGTATGGGTCCATCGGAACTCTCATGGCTTCCTGTCCTTTCCCCCGATCTGGCTCAGCCACTCCCAGCACTCCGGGCACGGGCGATGGCCGGCCACGCCGTGGCGGCAGATCGTCAGGTGCGAATCCGCGCTCAATCCCTCCATCAGCCGCCGCACGCCCGCTTCGCGCTCGTCTCGCCGGTGGCGGCGGATGTCGCAAAGGATCGAGACGACGAGCAGCAGGATCCCGATGAGCAGACAAAAGCCGAGCACCCACAGGAAAAGCTCGCCCGCCGTCGTGCGCAGCAGCACGTCCAACACGAAATCCCAGGCTCGCATCATGGCTCTACCTCCCTCGCGATGGGCGCCCCGACTGCCTCACCGACAGATTGCGGGCATGGGCGATGGTCGCGGACGAAGCGTTTGGTGATGCGGGCGAAGTCCGTAATGCCGATGGGCAGGGCGATCTGCTTCCGGGCCCCGCAGTGCTGGCACCACATGCCAAAGCTCGACCCGCGCGTGTGCGGGTCGATGACGACGTGGACATCGGATGGGCGTTTGCTCATGGTCTGATCTCCAAAGGCCCAGCGAACATCTCCAGCCCATCCATGTTCCCGCGGGCGATCCTTTCCCGCGAGGGGATGGGTGGGAAGAAATCCGACGGTAGCGCGATTCCGTAGAGCAGCGCGACGGCGCGCGGCACCCGCACGTCGCCGGTCTGCGCGGAGACTTCGAGCCGCTCCGCGACGAAAGGGCTGACCGGCAGATGCGCGAGCATCCAGCGCGCGGCCAGTGCGGGCAAAGCGGGATCAACCTTCCTGGTCGCGGACTCGATCTGTCTAGCTTTCTCCTCCATCTCGGCGGCCTCTTCCCGCAACACGGCCGCCTCCTCGCGCAGCGACGCGATCCGATTCCGCGTCTTCGTTTCGTGGAATGCGTTCTGCGCCACGCACTCCGGCGAGGCCGCAAAGTTATCGAGGACGCTCAGGAGGTTCACGCGCCCCCCCTTTCCATCCGCAGCCCGGCCTTGGCCAGCACCGCGCCGGCGGTGGAGGGTAGAGTCGAGGTGACAGCGTTGCAGGGAGCGCCGGCGGGCATGCAGGCCAGGCCCACAAACCAGACGGTGCCTTGCAGCCAGGGCAGGCGGGTCACGGTGGTCTGGTGAAAGCTGCCGTCGCCCATGCGAACGGTCACGGGCTGGCCGAGTCGGGTAATGGAAAGCGCGGACGCCGCACTGCGGGCGAGTTTGCGCTTCGCCTCGCGGCGGTCGCGACTGGGTCCGGGCTTGCTCATGCGGACACCGCCTTTCCCGCTTCCGACCGCGCCTTCCTGACCCGCCAGTCGCGCAGCCGTGCGACGGCGTCGCGGATGTAGCTCCGCACCGCCCGACGCCGGCCCGCGCCGTCGATCCAGGGATGCCAGTGGCGCAACCTCAGATCGTGCCGCAGGTTGTCGAGGACGTTGGCCGCCTGCTCGGCGCTAGTGATGGCCGCGCTCATGCCGCCACCCCGCTTTCCGCTGCGCGTTGCGTGTTCATCCGCACGGCAAAGCCCGCCAGCGCGGATGCCGCTGCGGCGATGGTCGTATAGGTCTCCTCAAACAGCCGGCGCGAGCCGTTGATGTCGGAGAGGTCGAGTTCGCTGGCCGTGGCCGTGAATCCTTCGCCGCTGGAGGCCGTGTCGATATACACCGCCACGTCGGAAGGCAGCGCCGCACGCACCGGCTGGAGCGCGGCGCGAATCTCGGCATCGAGGAGAGCCCGCGAAGCCATGACCTCGTCCTGGCATCTCTGCCAGATGGCGCTTCTCGCCGCGAGATACTCGCCCGGCGTCATCACCGTGCCCTTGATCCATTCGGCAAAATGCTGCGCATCGGACGGGGTGAGAAACCCCGCCACCAGCAGGCACTGGCTATGGGATGAGCGCTGGGCGACGAGGTAGGAAAATCCGAGATTGTCGTGCTGCTTGCGGATCAGATCGTCGATGTCCGCGCCGCCCTCCAGTTCGGCGCGTGGCACCTCTCGATGCTTCGCGTAGTCGGGGCCGCTGCAGTAGGCGACGATCACGGTCTCGGCGGCGCCGGTGATGACGCGGCACCATTGGCCGCGGTGGTAGAGTTCTCCGGGAATCCGATAGACGGGGTTCGCGGGCGTTTGGGTTT